CTCCGACACTGGGGTTGCTGCTTGATCTGCAGCATATACTTGAAAATCTCCGTCTATATCGCCGCGACTTAGCACTGTAGTCTTGCCATCTAGCACTACAATGATGGTTTTTGCCTCTTCAGACATGTAAAGAGACAGGACTGACAAGTAAACCTTACCCATGTACTCAATACAGGCGTCTCTTTCCCGCGCCATTCGCCCAATCTCTGAGCTGGTGTAGGCCGCAAGGGCTGCAATCTCCGTTGCGGTGGCTTTTGTTACCTCTCCACGGGTAAATGGGGCCACAACAGAACCCTTGTCCTTGTCCATTGCCACGTCTTGATAGTATCTGGCAACTTCTACCGGCGTTTGTTGCTGTGGAACAGGTCGAATAATAGAATCCAAAGACTCTTCAGAGTCTACTTCTATAAACAAACCGTCCACACCAGACGTAACCTTGGCCATCTCTTCAGAAGAAAGCTCTCCCTTCTTTACAAGCCACTGTCTTGATGCCTTTCGTACTGCATTGGCTTGGAATGAACGGATAATGTTCATTTCAAACAGTTGATCGTAGATTCTTTTGAGGCTTGAGTACCCATCCAGTGGCCGGTCAGGGATGTTGTTGTAGTAGAACGGCACGATTGGTGGACAGGGACGATCATCATGTGTCCGAAACGGAATAAAGTCAGACTTATCCAACCACTTGTTGGAGATATTGGGCGTCCACCAATACAGCTTGTCTTCAAGAAGGTCGTATATCTCTACGATTTTAACGTACTTAAACATGTCAGACTTAGATTGCCTGCTTTCTTCTTGGCTATATTCGTCTTTAGAAGCATCATTAGCATCAAAATAGTCCTCAATGTCACCGCCAATCTCTGAAAGACGATTGCCTTGGCCAAACCGTTCTTTGGCTTTAGGTACATTCATCCAATACGTATGGCCCACATAGCGCTGCAAGTCCCACCGAACAGCATCGCGGTCTACTATGATTTCCCATGGTGGCACAGCGCACGGGATTACTTTGTCGTACACGTTTTCTGATTCGGTAGGAACCATCTTAATAAACGAGTTGGGGTAAATCAAAGCCATTCGGCTAGCAGCTTCAACCTCCCTACGGCTTTGGGTTAGAAAATGGTTGATTACTTGCTGAGCTTTTTTATGGTCACCTTTTGACTTGACTCCAGGCTTTAAGATTACAGAAGGGTTTTTGGCAAACAAAGATGCCTGGTATCCTTCGATGTATCCGTACCCGTCATTAGTCTGGATTCGCATTTGCGTCTTATCGTCAGACTCTTCGTCCCAAAAGTTTGTCTCATATACTGCTTTGTACCTGAGTAGTTCACGGCGCTGGTCTTCCCAGTGCTTATCGTGCATTTCCATAATCTGCTTCAAGTCGTCTGGTTTCATTACCAAGTTCCTCGTTTGTTGCCGCCCGTTACATTCCAAGGAACCGCACGCTTGGCAGATTTAGCCTTTTGTTTTTTAATGTACTCTTCCATAATGGACCTCTTCACGCTGTGCGTGACCTCGATTGGCCGCTTATTGAGCAAGTAGTAACACAGTGCGAGACTAATAGTCGCATCATCAAATCCCCCCTTTGGGGCTTGTGGCTTGTCATGAAGATAGACTATTGCCCTTAACTCTTCAATGACCTTTGCATCTAAGTGCATAATTGTGCCTTCTTCGACTGCTTCTCGTAGTGCCCCAAACAGCAACGGTCGGGTCTTGTGGTTAGTGGTAAAATCCTTTCCATCTTTCTGGTACAGGTTCTTAACCTTGAGCTCTCTCAACCGGTGCAAGACAAGCTGACCATGGTTGTTGGATTCTACCAATATTCGGCAATGGTTGTATTGATTCCAGAGCTTAAGGATTACCTCTGCAAACCGAACGGGTGAAACGGTATTGCTAATGTAATGATACACTGGTTGCCTGGTAGTTAGGCTAGCAATGGTCAACGCGCTGTAGTTTCCGTTTCCACCCAGCCCTGCGCCGACATCTACGCCCATAACGTAGGCATCGCCTTTAATGGCGTCCGAGTAGCATCTGTGCTCATGGCTTCCCAAATCTATTGGGTCTATCTTGCTTAAGGCTTCTGAAGAGAAGAAGTGAGAGCTTGTGGACTTAAAGCATTCTTCGACTGTGGATGGGTATTCTCGTTTAAATTTATCCAAACCAAGGGTGCGAACTTGTGTTTGCCTCCAAGCCATCTGCTCTTTGGTCAGGTTCATGTCGTCCATATATTTAGCGTCTTTGGCGCTAAATCGAGTATATGATTTTACGGGTGCCTGATACGCATCGTGTATGTACCACGGGAAGAAGATCAACTTCCAACCATTGCTTTCGTCTATGGCCCCCATTACCAGTTCATGGAACATGTCTCCGTGTACGTTTGGGGTGCTTTCGATGATGATCTGACCATCTCCTACTGCAGCCATTACGGTAGCCATTGTCTCTTCTTGATTTTCGTAGAAAGCAAACTCAGACAGGTGGGCGCTGTTCATAGCGTAGGATCGAGTACCACCCCGACCAGATGCCGTATATGTCCTAAGCTCAGAGCCGGAACTCTTAAACTTGAGTGTGCGAACAGATGACCGCTCTAAAGGCTTTCTGAGAGGAGCAGGCAGGTTTGAGTAGAACGTCCTCTCGATTCTGTGAAGCTCTTCAGCAGAAGACCGCGTATGGCTGATAACGGCAAACTGACGAGGCTGTGTAGCCGTGTAAGCCTTGTGGAAATGCCATGCTCTTGTAAGCGTGCTGATTCCAAGCTGTCGAGCTTTTAGGACAATAATCCTATTGTGTATTTGAAGTGCATCTAGAAGTTCTTGCTGGGCGTTATTTAAATCAAACCGCGCCAACCGCTGTTCACGTTTGTGCATAATGCAGAGCCGGGAAATAAACTCTCCAGGGTCTGAGAGAAGGGACTCTACCCCAGCGACCTTACGTCTACCCATTCTTCAAGCTCCACGGTTTGCCTTACTTCTGGTTGTTCGCTTTTGTCTACAATCCGGTCAAGGATTGCTATAGACGCCCGTATCCTGTCAGACGCCTTTTGTTCTGGGTCGTTCATGATGTCTCTGAGCGTTTGTGCGGCTTCTATAGATGCTTCGCGAAACTCAAGTTGCAATGCGCTTATGGACTCTTGGCGAAGCCGGTCAAGCTCAGTTGCGAAGTTTGGGTCTTTGGTCCATTTCCAGACGGTTTCTCGCCGCAGTCCCATCTTCTTGGCAGCGGTTGGAATGCTGTCACCGGACAGGATTAGGGCCAGTGCTTTTTGGTGTTTTTCGGAAAGCATGAGATAGCATAGCACGTTTGAAAATGTTGCCCCGGTTTTCGACTATTCACAGAGAGGCCAATCCGGGATCGCCAATCGGGGGGGTCCCCCACCCACCACAGGGCATGGCATGGGCTTTGCATCGCGTGCGAGCTCGCGCGTGGATATGACCAGGCGCGCGCACGCTGCAGCGCGTATATCAAAAACAACCTTAAGAGTACTTAGTACTGGTTACTGGTCAAAGATCAGAAGGGTTCTCTAATCGTGTCCTGTGGTCGCAGGTTGCGCCTGCTCCAACCCGGACCGATACGCGGATACGGTAAAGGTTGACCCTTATCAAACCGCATTACTGCTCCACAAAATGCATCAAAACCGCAGAAAACCCTTGCAAGGGTGCCGATGATGCCATAGCTTTGAATCATGCCATGAATCACCATGGTTAACACCACACACACCACACAGGACACCACATGACATACTCCGAGTCTGCAGAAGGTCAACACATCACATGGCAACGGGCCATACGGGAACTTAACCTACACAGCGTGCCCTCATCCGAACACATCACGTTCATAACCGAATGTTGGGCGGTATACGCGACAGGCGACGACGACAGCGCAACCATACCGGCCATCCGAGTACTTGAATGGCTCGGATACTAAGCACCACACACACCACACACCACACACCACAGGACACACCATGAACTCATATTTCTACCGATACGTATCACCCAGGAAATCACGCTACTGGGGTCGTCGTCGATGATTGCCACCGTATTTTACACCATAGCCGCACTCGGCTTATCGATAGCTTTTACACTGGCGTTACACGCCGTCACCACACAGGACACACCATGACACACAACAAACGACCCACCACACCAACCATAACGATAGACGCGTGGGATTCACACGGCCAGTACAGATACCACACGGTATCCGGTCGATATTCCGACACAGGACACGAGTATTATTTACGGTTCGCAGATGATACGGAAGCGAAAGCAGCCTACATGCGTCTACACACAGACAGTACACAAGAAACGATAAACGATATTGTTGACCGTTTGACGTGGTACGATGGACGCTACCATACGGACGGCGTGTGATGGCTCGCAACGTATGGACACGAGACGAGAACCTCGCGCTATTGGCCTATGCTTCCGTAATAATCGATACCGCCGTGTACGGCGGTAAGATTAACAAACGAGAATGCATTCGTAGACTGCAGGCAGGGCCAATTTGCAGCCGTACACGGGGAAGCATCGAAGCGAAGATGATGAACCTATCGCATGCGATGGTACAGGCAGGAGATGAGCCTATACCCGGATACAAACCGGCGGGTAACTTTCAGCGATGCCTGACTGATATGCATACAAACGGAGACAGAGACGAGACCGTTTATTTAGAATTGCACAGCCTAATCAAACGACCACAGGACACACCATGACTATTATGTTTTCTTCTATCTACAAGTATACATGTATTGCCTTTATGAACAAACGTCCTAATCAAAATCTTCTTCTGGAAAAAGACATATTTACCGGACGTTGGAACGTGCTAGACGCCAGCTAACCACCACACACACCACACACACCACACACAGGACACACCATGCATGAACTAATAGAAATTATAGAGCACATACTTCAAGAAATAGACGCAGACCCAAACGCCGATGCCGGTGAAGTAATGGGTGCAATTGACTGGAAAAGAGTACGCCGAGTGCTATCGCGTCAGAAGATTATCCATCTTCTTGGCGGTGGGAAGGTGCGACCATGAACCTTAAAGAAGCGAAGAAGATTACTGGACACAAGAGTGGATTAGGCAGACCATCTAAGATGCCTGGCTATTCTACTGCTTTACCTGCTGACAAGTGTATCAACGGGAGCAAGCTACGGAAGAAGATAGGAACTATCTGTCGAGAGTGCTACGCCATGAAGGGTAACTATCAGTTCCCATCTGTACGCAAAGGATTGATGAACCGTCTTCGATGCCTGGATACGGACCTAGTACCTCGTGACCTATGGATTGATGCCATGGTTCTACTGGTCGGTCACTATACAGACCCGAACGACCCCTATTTCAGGATACACGATAGCGGGGATTTTCAATCGGTCGAGCACGTTATGCGATGGGTGCGGATTGCGTATCGTCTCCAGTGGGTACAGTTTTGGGCACCAACAAAAGAGTACGCAATGATGCGAAAGGTTCGCGCAATGCTGGCCGATGCCGGTCAGGACTGGCCGTCTAATCTTATCATCCGCCTATCTGCACCAATGAAAGGAACACGAGCACCCAAGAGATGGAGCTCTGACGGTTCGCTCTTTTCTACTGTGGATTCTGGTACGGGTAAGCGATGCCCAGCGCCAACACAGGATAATGCATGTATGGATTGCCGCTCGTGCTGGAATCCATCTATCCAGGCTATCGACTATCACGCTCACTGATATCGACTCGGATACATCGGCCAAGGTCGGTGTATCTCATGGCAATATCAGCCAAACCACACAGGACACACCATGAATAAATACTACCGGAAAGAAAAGACAGTCTACCGCAGGGGCGAAAATAGGGATGTGCCCATTGCTACCTGTCGGTCTGTTTTTGGTGCTGCGTTGACCGTGCGCCAGTTGACCCAAACTAACGGAGGTAAAAAGGGCGACTGGCGCAAGTATCTAAAGCGTTAACCTTTCCCCTATCCATTTAGTCGGGCCGTCCCAGTCAAGCGAAAGCGTGGCTAGACGGCCCGTTCTTCGTTTGCGTGCGATGACTTCAACCGCACCATGCTCGCCTTGAATGCGTGTGTTCGGGTCTCTCTCTCGGTAGTAGTCAGCGCGAAACAGAGCATAGACTTCTTCCGCGTCTTGGTGTGCAGTGCTCGACCATTGCACGTCCCATAGTTCGGGTCTCGGGTCGTTGCCTGGCCCACCCTTCTCGCCGGATACCTGAGCTCCTACCACTACGGGTCTACGCATATACGCGGCAAGGTTCTTAAGTCCACCAGATTTGTGGCTCACCTGCTGTATGCGGT